CACAGTTTCAACTCGTAACGCAGACTCAGAAGGATATCGTGATCGCTTCTAACAAGTCGGTCATAGCGAGTGGCCTGATCAACGCGTTCAGAACAACCAGCAGTGTAGGAGTGGCAGACACAGTATCGCATGACTTCGACAATCTCCCCCAGTTATGGACGAATGGATACTTGGTAGCCGTCGACTCGATCTTCCTTGGCGGCAGTGCTAGCACAAATTGGAATGAAGATATGTTCTGCACCGTAACTATGGAATGCACTGTTGAGACAATGACTCAAGCCGCCGCTATGGCATTGGCTCTATCCCAGCAGTGATCACATGGCATATAGCGCAGAAGAGGTGTTAGCCATCCTCATCGGCATCTCTACCGGGGGCAGGGGCGGCGGAGTCAATCCCGAGAACCCCATGCTAGGGATACCATCCTTCGGCGATGCCCTAGCAGAAGACCGAGCCCGAGGTAAGCGCTCTACACCAAGAGCTCTTTCTGCAAGGGGCCGCAGTGCCACACAACGGACCCTACGAATGCCGACTACCAGGACCAAGAAGAAGCGCAAGGTCAGTGCCTATCAGAAGGAGTTTGGTAGGCAACTCAAGAAACTCAAGAAGGCCCATCCACGAACCCCAGTGACGAGGCTGATGAAACGCGCCCACGCTGCAACGAAGCGCGCTAGGAGGGGGATGTGATGGGCCGCCTATTCTCTCTAAGAGGGACTATGAGACAGGCCGATAACGCCATCGGTACCGAAAATCTCCTGATTGACTATGTCTCCCCTGATCGAGAACGCGCGTGGAGGATAGAAGGAGCGTGGATGTGGCCTGTAGAATGCCGCGGTGACATGGGCGCGGATGGCACCGGGATGATGGTCGCTCAAGGCTGCCTACACACTGACACCATCAAATGGAACAGTTTCAACGAATTAAACGACCCATCTGATAACCGAACCTGTGCCTGGTACCAACAACAGTACTCACAAAGATCACAGTCTGCTGTATTCGACTTCATAGTGCCGAACGGAGTCAACATCCATGACAATCGTTTCCTGGTTGATCCTGATACTCTGGTTACCAAGGAATTGTATCTCTCTCTCTCCACGACCAGAGACGGCACGACATCACCGGATCGGTTGTGGGGGTGGTTGGTGCTGCTGAGGGAAGAAAAGGTCACTCCTTCTCAATCGCTGTTCTCACAGATCAAAGGAATGGGCCAAGACGTTGTATCCACTTGAAAAAACGTCGCCACCAACCCGGGACTTTAGGCTCACTTTCGGATTCTTTGAGCATCATCGAGGCGATTCTAGCCTCTAGGTGTTCGATATCAGTGAGAAGATCATCGATGCTCACTCCCTTGGATGTGTCAAAATAAAACTCGATAGCGTCAGAGATCTGTCTGGACTTCCCTCCGAGAGATCTAGGATGATTGAGTCGGTCAACAATGTCTGATGCTCTCCGTGTTAGCCTGAATGAGTGCGTGGCTCCTGCCTTCCTGCGCTCCTTCATTCAAGAACACCGTTCCATTCTATGCAGTGGTCCTTGTGTCCAAGATAGTACAGGGCATTCTCAAAGTAGACGCCGCAGTTCGGACACTTCAAGAGTACCACTCCGGATCATCATTCTCATCTTGGGGCGTTCTTTGGGTCTCTAGGTTAGCCAATCGCTTCTTGAGATCGGCTATTTCTAGGGCCATTTCCTTCTCGGTGGCCTTGCACCAGTTCCAAAGGTGCTCAATCGTCATTTCATTCTCTATTTGTGTGTCATCATATTCCTTCATTTTCTTCATAGCCTCCGCTCACGATCCCAATTGAACCATTAATATGGATGCGTAAGACAGTTTACTTGTAATATTACCGGTTATTTGTGCAGGCAATACACCGATCTAAGCGATATGTGTGGGGGGAGGGCATAATAAATGAAAGCAATAACCAGCGAAGGCCCTACACCCATACATCAAGATTTCCTAGTTTCATGGGGTTCGGTACCATTATTAGCGAGATTATGTTCACTTTCACTTAATGGCTAAAAGTGATTCGTTCTTTATCCGGCATACAACCAACATCGACAACAGCAATTTGTACAGGCAAGAGCCCATTGATCTGGGGGCTTATGTGGATGCTCTCGGCAAATCTGTGCTACGTATCCATAACATCGCGGTTGCCTTCACTGATAGCACCGGGAGATCGTGCGATATTGTCACCGGTGGAAACAAGGCCGCCGCCGCACAGTTTCAACTCGTAACGCAGACTCAGAAGGATATCGTGATCGCTTCTAACAAGTCGGTCATAGCGAGTGGCCTGATCAACGCGTTCAGAACAACCAGCAGTGTAGGAGTGGCAGACACAGTATC